GTCTGCTGATCATACGTAGTAGATACGTGGTTGTTAGAGATAAACCCATTTGAACCATAAGCAAAAACATACGGATATAATACACAAACACCACCGTCTACTGCAATAGCTTGATAGGTTGGATTTTGACCACCAGTGTCTGCTAATCCAGTAAAGGTCCATTCTTCACTGGAATTAGGTAAAATATCACCAATTAATACTTGGGTTTGTATACCATTATCAATGTTAGCTAAGTTTAATCCGGGGTGCGCTAATACTTTTAACGCTCCCCCTAATGGGGAATATTGAAAATCAAATTGCCACAGTAGTTTTGGATTCGGAGCAAAAGAGTAATCATACAACCACACGGATGTTGGGGCTCCAGCGATTGATGAAGTTAATGTAACCGTTGTATCTGGTGAACTATATGTTGAACTAGAAACCTCATATTCAACAGGTGTTGATTGACTAAATATAACCTTGGTGCCTGCTGTAAATACAGTTGTTAAATCTGTTGCAACTTTAAATGTGGCAGCAACAATTGTGTTAATTGCAAATTCAGAGTACCCCGGTTCAATAATTGCTTTAAATGGACCACTACCAACACCATAAGTAAGGCCAGTTGTAAATACATCTATGCCACCAGAGTTGCCTGTAAAAATATAGTTAACACCATTGTATGGGTTAGCAATCATGCCCCGGGCAATACCGTTAAATGTGCTAAACAGTTCTCGGTATCCACCCATTTTTTTGGGAGTACCACGTTGAAAACGACACCATTCACCGTCGCTGTATTCCCGTGATTCAAATATAGTACCGTCACGTTTAATCCCGGCTTGCACACCGAGCGTATAAACCATGTTATACTGTTCTGGTAATGCGCCTTCTGCCATTTAGAATGTTCCGCCAGGAATTAATGCAGCGTTAAATGTCGCAGCTGTAGAGATTTGCAAGTCGGAAGTATTAGATCCATCTAAGTTTAAAATTTCAGTCCCGTTTGCTGTCAAACCTAATACGCTAGTACCAACTAAGTACATACCAGTTGTCTGATCGGCGTTAAATGAGAATGAGGGGGAGCCAGCAGATCCGTTGTTAGCTAAATAGATACCTGTTGTGGTCTGTGTTAAAACATATAAGAAGTTACCGTCACTTAATACTAAGGCGGTCTGACCATCAGTCAAAACAATAGGCGTCTGTAAACTGCCAGATATTTGGAATGTAATGTTATAACCAGCCTGGCCTGTACTGTTAACTAATACATACAGCTGGGTAATAGCCGGGAGTGTAACGTCAAGATTTACTGTTCTAGTGCTGGATAAAGCCACGTACGTCTGAATAATAGGGGCGTATGATACTAGACTTAATGTTGTCCCCGCAATAGCATCTACGTCGTACGTTGCAGATGTAAAGGTTACATTTGATGGTACACTTAATCCAACGGTAAAAAAGTTACCAGTTGTTTCTTGGAATATTAGATAACCAGAATCACCGGGGTTAACCGAAATACTTGATGTACCGTTAATTAAAGAAGTTCCCTGACCAGTAATTGCAAGGGTTCCACCACCGCTATTTCTAAATCCAATAAACCAACCACCAGACAAAGATAGTGCTGTCGGTAAGGTAAATGTGGTGTTACCACCAGTCCAGACATAGGTAGCGGCACGGCTTGAATCAAGTAATGTTGGTACAGAGGATACCTCTACAATATTACCAGTTACCGCTAATTTTCCAGAGAGTGTAGTTAGACCAGCACCTTGTAATGTTGCAGCGTCAGCCGCGGATGTGCCGGTACCAAACTGAACATTTTGCCATACACCAGCGGTTGTTGTGTTATCTGATAGATAAAAATAACGTGACGTGCCAGCGGTCATGGTCACTGACTGAGTACCACCAAATGCGGTTACTGTAAAATTGTCAGCACCTTTGTTACGAATTAAAATATCAGTACCAACAGAGCCTTGATCACCCTGTGGCAATATTACGGTTAAGCCTACGGTAGACGGCACACAGTCCATAATACGAGCAGCCGGAACCTGTGTTGGGTTTACAACTGCGGGCCAGTATAACTGAGTGTTTGTACTAAATGCTAGTGCGTAGTATGATACGTCTGTAGGTACAACAACGGTACCAGTAAACGGCGATGTAAATGTTGGCATATATTAAGGTTCCTGTACCGTGGTGTTTCTGTCAATACGACGGCTATTATCTTCTTTCTTAAGCGCGGCAAGGGAATCAGTGTAGTATGATTTCCAAACAGGCAACTTGTCCAACGCTTTTAAATAACCTTGAGCCTGCAATAAAGTTCCAAACAACATAGCCTGTGGACACTCACGGGTAAATAAGTTTTGTTGGTTTGATGTATCTAATGGCTGAATTTCACTGTAATAAATAATTTCTACAGATGAATCTTCAGCTGGAGCGGGAGCAATTGCCCAGTTGTTGTAATCATACTCAGCATAAAACTTAGGTACTCCGGCTGTTGATTCAGACTGGTATTGTGCAATGTAATCTTGTGAACGCATTACAATTGGTGCTCCGTTTACTTTCATGGAAACCGTTTTTCTCCAACGCGCTGGTTTGTTTAACACAACTTGGTTAACGGCTAATGTTGTCTCAACAACAGTTAACTGCAACAGTGTCTTTAACTCTGCGGCAATGGCAGACTCTGCCAAACCAATAAGACTTGGAATTTGGGCAATGAATCCGGCGTCATCACGCTCCATGTAAGTTATGACATCTGCTACCAGATTGTCATAGGTCATTTGATATGCGCCGGTCATCTTGTGTAGTAGCTTATGTTAGGTTGGAAGTAGATTGGAGACTTGTCGCGGTCTTCTTCTTCAAATTGAGTACGTGCATTCAATGCCTGTGCTTCTAAATATTGAATACGTGCCAGGTCTACGCCGGGTAACTGCATAGCCAGTCTATGTGATAATGCGGTCTGAAAATAATTAAGCGCACGATCTGGCATGTACAATTCGTTAGTCAATGAACCAACGTCTTGCGGTTGGCATTCCAGGATCATAGAGAACGCCTGGAAATTATTGTTAGGCACGGGCCATAGGTACATCTCTGGGTCGATCTGACGATTGAACCAGTACTGTAGCGTGCGTTGACTTGGGAATTGTTTGTTGGGCAAAGAAAAATAATCTGTACGATTAAGTCTTGCCATTGGAATTACTTGTTGTGACTGTGCAAATTGAAGAGCGCGTAGTGACATTATATTACCTGTGTCACGGTTATTTAGGCGGTAGAAGTTAAACTCCTGCGTGGTGTTGATGCCGTAGTACTGCCACTGACGATCAGCAAGAGTTACTGATGGGAATGATTCCCAAGTGGTCCATGTAATACCATCATCACTTACTTCAAAATCAAGCTCATAGGTAGCACTACCGTTAGGAGCATAGGCATTAAAACCAACATAAAATAATCTTGTCGCTTGTGAGTATGCCGCGCCAAAGTAATTATCTACCAATGTGCTGTCTACATGTTCGTTTAGATCAGCATTAGCTGATTGATCAAACAAAAGATATACGTCCGGGTTACTAACGGGAAGGGCAGATGTAAATGTTGGGTTAACAATATAGATCCAGTTTGCCTCCAATACGTCGACGCAATTTTTTGGCATCGGAAGAACTTGCTGGTTTGTCTGCGCGCCCATGACAACAACTTCTTGTAACCAGATATTAATACCCCGGTTAACTGAGTTTTGTAGTATGTAAAACAGTGCCTGCTTACCGGCCTGTACGTACTCGGGTGTCATCTCCTCGGATGTTTTACCCGCGTCACGGTACGCATACGAAACTAATTCGTCTACGTTAACCTTAGTCTGATTGTATGTGCCGCTATACGCCATTTAGCGCCCTCTTCCAGCTGCTCGCTTTTGTACTTTATTAGGTAGGTTGGGTTTAGCCTTGCCAGATTTGACAAACTCTTTACCCACTTTTTTAGGAATGCCTAGTGTGCTCTTGCCCTCAGCTGCCGCATACATAGCGCCCAGTTGTGCTTTAGACTTGATTGGCATTAGCAGACCTTCCCGCCTTTTCTACGCATGAGTGGTGTACCTACCGCTGGTAAGCCCGCTGCGGTTGGATCTTGTGAGATCAACTCACCCTGTTGGGATGGGCTTAGGTATTTTTTAGCGCGTGCCATCTTTTCCATCTGGCGACGCTTTTCTAGATCAGATACTTGACCCATTGCGCCGGATGTTGCGGCGGCAGCTGGTCCCGCTGGTGCCGGTCCTGTCATGCCACCAGGTGCTAGTTTTTTAATCTTGCCACCTTTTTTGAACTCCATTGGTATGCCTTTAAGGTTATTAATAGGCGCGCTAGGGGCAGCGGCTTTAGTCGGAGTAATTTGTTTTACTTTTTTAATGTTGTCTTTGTCACCAGAAGATTTCTTGGCTTCGTATACATTGGTTACATTACCTCCGGCCTTGTAGCGGTTTACTGTACCACCACCACACTTCTTAGCGCGACCGCCTTTTTTAAGTTTGGATAGGTCAGTCTTTTCTCCGGGGTGCTCCTGCTTGTCGTGCATGGCAAGTGCTTTTTTAACAATCTTTTTATCTTGTGCAATATCAGCGCTCATCTCGCGTTTTTCAGAGTGACGAGACTTATATACAGAGCCACCCTCTTTGTAACAAGAGACGCCCTTAGGTAGTTTTTTAAAGCCTTCCATGATAATTCCTTTGTTGATGTTCTATATACACTAATGCAAAATAAAGGGGTTTTTCGCCCCTATTCTGAAGCTAAAAACAGGGCCCTCTCTGCCTGCCTGCGTTTCTTTAGGCCTGGGCTAGTCCAGTTCATAAAGGCGTTTGCAGCCTTTTGGGTATCGCCC